CTATATTCATTTATACTCCTAAATTGTCACGTAGACTAGGTATGAGGGAAGAAAAGCTATTGTTACAAATAGTGCGATGTTAGTAACGATCGCACAAAAAGCACAGGCTTTTTCTTTATCCATATCATCTCCTATAAATGTGTTATAAGACATATCGCATATATATAAAAACTTGTCAAACAAAAACCCCGTAACTACGGAGGATTGTGGCTACAGGGTTTTTTTCATCACACATTTTATACACAATATTGGAGTTCTACAGAGGAAAACGTATTGTGCATAATTTTAATCGCATATATTTGTATATATGTCAAAGTTATTTTTTCATCTGTTGTCTTAGACTATCTAAAACATCATCAATACTTGGTTCTTTTGAATTTGGATTGTGCAAGCATTTGTACTGACGAGGACAACCAATAAAAGTATCTGTAAATTCCAGTTCATATGTTTTGTTAGCACCTTCATAAATACAAGCCAATCTGCCTTTATATGTTTTTTGTGTTTTTAATCTACAGGTAACATAAATTTTTTTGTTTGTTTTTTTATATTGTTTTTGTTGCCACGACCATTGGGGGGTGCCTTTGTACTTGTATTCTTTTCCGCCAGAATTAAGTGTGGTTGGATATAACATAAGTAAAAATGCAATAACATAACTACCAGCCATATTTAAGCTTTAAACGATATAGCACGAAAACAATAAAACTTAAAATTAAACAGGAAATTAATATTATGCCTACGATGCTGATGATCTTGTCTCTTAATTGTTGGCGCTCATAAATTAATTTTTGTCGGTCTTTCCTGATCTGACCTTCCATTTGAAGTAACTCAGCATATGCGTTTGGGCCAAAAGTATAATTTAAAAATGTTTTTAATTCTTGTCGTTGTTGAGCTAACTTTTTCTTTGCAGCAAAAGCTTCTAACGCCGTTTGTTCAATAGAACTGGCATACATAAGCTTTTTAAACAAAGGAGGGTTCTTGGCTTGTCTTTCTGCATTATCAACATCTGATACAGCTCCCATCCAACGTCCGAGGTCTCCCGTCATAGATTCCACATCGCGGCCGAGTTGAAAGCCAGCCTTAATTGTCTCAAAAGCTTTGCTGGCGATACCGACAGCAGCCGTTATAGTTAAGGGGTCCATGTTTTGAATTATAAATTTTTTTTAAAGTCAAGTCTATTAATTTATAAAAAGTTATTTATAGTTAACTATTATGTTTAAAGTTGAAATAATAAAAGGGGGACCAGTAACCTATTGCCCAAAATGTTATAGGAAGAAATATTCGTCACATTGTAAATGCAATAAAATCCCACCAAAAATAGCTATTGTAGAAAAGGAAAATTAAAATGGAATTACCGAACCGTAGGCCGTGTATCACAACTGAAGTAGGCGAGGGCCTAGCTGTAACTGTATCGTATCATCCGGATACGAATGAAGCTGTAGAGATATTTGTAACAGGAAGAGGTAGAAAAGCATCTGACGGGCCCATGACAGATGCGTTATATAATTTGGGCGTACAGGCATCTAAATTGATGCAAAAAGAGGACATTCATTTAACAGAAACTTCGGGTTTAGCTGCGGAGTGATTCGCACGCTTTATCTGAGCTTCAACCATTTCTTCCACACGCTGTTGATCTTCTGATTTATAGTGTGAAAAAATGTGTCGCAGCTGGCCGCCAATAGTCCGGCCCTCAAGTTTAGCTATTTCTTTGATCTTCAGATAAACATCTTTGGGTACAAGTACGCTTTTCCATTTATTAGTATCCATAATTACCTCGCTTTTGTAAGATATTATGCGATTTTATTAGATATTACAAGAAAAGAGTTGCATTTAACGGTTTTATTTGATAATTATAAAAATGCAAAGAGCAAAGTTTTAATCTGCTCGTTCAGTTAGGGTTTGATCGCAGTATCATTGACCTACAGAAACCTCAAGATTTAAATTTTGCCTTAATTTAATTCAAAATTTTAAAGACCCAGAGCGATCTGGGTCTTTTTTTAGGGGATATTATTTACTTTCGCCCCAAGACGCTCCTATTTCTACGTCTACTTTATTGGGGACGTTTAATTTTACAGCGTCCTCCATAATAGTTGCAACCTTTTTTATTGTCTCATTTGAAGTAAAAGATATAGCAATCTCATCATGTATTTGAATTAATGGGATAATGCCTTCTGAATAAATATTGACCATAGCCTGTTTTGTCATATCGGCGGCTGACGCTTGAATAAGTCTGTTAAGCGCTTTGTAAGTGTAGGCTCGTTTGAGTCGTGTCGTGGGCCCATATTCGTTAACCGCTTCTTTATAAGGCATAGCCTTGTTCATAGCAAAAGTATCCGGCTCCCACAGGTCAAATCTGCATTTTCTACCTAGAATAGACCGAATAGAACCTGAGCTTGCTCTGTTATTCAATTTATTCATAACGCCGTTCATAAGGAGTTTCACAAACGGGACTCGGTCATGGTATTGTCCCACTAGCTCTTTTGCCTCTTCTACGGGTATATCAAGCTGATCTGACAGCTTGTTTACGCCCATACCATACATCATACCCAAATTAATTGTTTTGGCTTGCTTACGCGGTATTTTAGCCATTTCAGCGACCATTGTATGAAAGTCCATATCGGGATTGTTAATATATCCATTAACAAATTCTGAAACGCCTTTCATTTCATGCCCTTGTGACTTGCCGTAAGCATGAGCGTAATGCACCAAGATCCGTGGTTCCTGTTGCGAGAAATCTAAACTAGCCCACTTCTCCCCCTCTTCAGGAAGAAACAAACTACGGATCATGGGACCTAGCTGTGGATCGCGAGCCGGTATCTGCTGTAAATTAGGATGGTTCATGCTGATACGACCTGAAACTGTGCCCCCATCATCAGACCTAATCTGATTAATATGCGAGTGTATGCGACCTTGAGGCGTGGTATATTTTAAAATAGTATTAATAAATGTGCCATGCGTCTTGTTAAGTTCTCTGCATCTAAGAATAAGCTTTGGTAGTTCGTGCGATTGCTCCGCAAGAAACGCTTTTGTAAAACTAGGCGCACCTTTCTCCGTCTTGGGATAGGGTAAACTAACCGAATCAAATGCTTTAGCGAGCGAAGCGGCCGCCCAGACTTCTACATTAACATCTGTCAAAGACTTAATCTTTTTATAAACTTCTTTCTCTTCTTTAAGAAGATAGTCTCTGGTTCGTTCCACACGATCTGTATCAACGCGAACACCGCGCCATGTCATATCAATAAGTAAAGGTAAAACCTTCAACTCCAAGTCTACAACAGCTTGCAAATCTTCTTTTAAAACAAGGGCTTTAAAGCAATTCCAAAGTTCTAAGGTTAACTCTGCGTCAGCTTCAGCATAAGGACCGACATACATAGAGGGTAATTTCCAAAGTTCTGCTTTAGGATCAACGCCAAATTCACGAGCCGCTTCTGTTAAACCTTTCTCTGACTTAGTTTTTGAAAGGTAGTCGTAAGCCAGTGCGTTAAGGCTGTAACTAAATCTGTTTTCATCAAGAAGTGAAGCGATAACCATTGTGTCAATAATACGGCCATTTATGGTAAAACCGGCTCGTCTCAGCCAACCGGCATCATATTGTGCATTGTGCATAATCTTGTCAGCGGGCGATTCGCAAACTTTTTTCATCCAGTTGTTCACGATCCGTTCATCAAGGTTGCCGCCCCCTAAATGTTTAATCGGGACATAACATTTAAAACCTTCTACGGCTACGGCATAACCGACTATTTCGCCGTCTCCTTGAGGCCAACCCGGTCCATTTTGTTTAATGTTAGGGTCTTTGGTCTCTACATCTATAGCTATAGTTTTAGCTGACGATAGATCCGGTAGGCTCTCCGGTGGTATCCATTCACTTTTTGGTGTGAACATTGCCATCTGTAATGTCATTTTTTACCTCTATTAGTTTATTAAGATACCACTGGGCTTTTTTAAGGTCTTGAATACCGTTTTTGTGCCTGTACCGTATCATGTATTTAAGTATATTACCTTGAAGATAGTGTTCAAACCCGTGTTCCGTGGCTGATTCTATCATGTCTATTGTCTCTATCTTACTTGCATTATAATGTGGCGGGTGGTTTACATCGTCCATTTGCTCTTTTACCTCTTTCATTTTATCACGAATCATTTCTCTGTAGGGTTTGTGTGTCATATATGATAGCTCCTATTGTTATCGTCTGGTTCTATAATATAAAGGTTTTCTTTGGCTCGTGTGACGGCTACATAAAATACGCGGTGAACGTCATCATTGCCCATGCGCATAGCATCGTCAGCTGAGGGCGATAAATCGGTAAATATAATAACATTATCGGATTCACCACCCTTTGACCCGTGTATCGTGGACACTGAAATACGGGGTTCTGCATTAAACTTTTCGCCTCTGCGGAGTAAAGCAGTAATATAGACCCGTGATTCTTCCGGCAGTCGGTCCAATGCCTTGTGCCAGATCAATTCATCCCCGACCATCAGGCCGTAGCTGTTCTGTAAAATCTCCATATTTAATAATACATCGCTATCTAATCCGGTTAATTTTTTAAACCCTCGTTTAATATGTGTACCTGTGGACATATAACTATATACGTCTCTTGCCATATCCAAGGTAATATTTTTACCTTTACGCAGTTGTTCCCAACCATTTACAGCTGAGGATATTTTCGCGGATATGGATCGGTGCCCCTTATGTGTAAAAAGCAGTCCCATGGACTTGAGCGTTTCTACGACCGGGTTTAAGATATAGCCCGCCTGTGCTAATATCAGCCACTGGCCCTGTGTCAGGTCTATATCATCTAAGCGTGCCATGTGCTTAACCGTGCCCTCGTCTTCTTTGGGCTGATATTTTTTCGGATACCTGTGTTTAATCCTGTAGACAATTGATTCAGCGACCCGATGAACTTGTTTAGGGACGCGGTAAGACTGAGATAAAGTCTCAGAAGAGCCGTCAAGGTTAATAAACTGGTCCACATCAGCCCCCGCCCACCTATATATGGCTTGGTCATCATCTCCGGCTGCAAACATAAACTTACTTTTCTTATCTAAAGCATGAGCTATATCCCATTGCAACGGCGATAGGTCCTGAGCTTCGTCAAGA